CGCTAAAGGGAACCCGGCCGGTTAGCACGCTTACGCTCTGCTCCGGACAGTCGGTCACCAGATGCCTAGGACATCGGATCGTAGCCGTTGGGCCGCCGTTAAGGCCACCCCCCCTGATAATTCCGCCAGCGGTTCAGGGGTTAAACGGTGTAGCGCGTGCTCTCGCAGCGCGCGTGAAACCAAGGAAACGGTCCATAATGGTTTACAGTTGCTTCGGGTTCGGTATGGCTTGCCATACTGCGAACTTCCGGACTGTGAACCGGCCGCTCTCGGTCGTTTCCACCTCTTTCTCTTAGGACAAGGCAAGGCGCGGGCCTCTGTCCTCTTCCCACGTCGCCAGCGACCTGGGGAAAATGGTCTCTGCAGGTTACAGAGACTGTGCCGCAAGGAGCGTTGGGAGCTTGCTCTCTCCGCTGCCTCCATTAAGCGCAACCTACCAGCAGGTTGCGCTCGGCACACGCCGTCCGGGTATTCTCAATGGCTCGAGAATGCCCGCTCTCAACCCCCACCCCCATCCGCTGAGTATCTCGCACACGTCCGGCGTGTTGCTACTCAGATCTTCCGTCCGGGATGGGATCGGGACTACTACTCCTTCGTCAGGAGTCATGTCCCGAACCCAACCGCTCGAGCGCCTAAGCGCTCCCGAGCCGACCACTTGTGGGCCGGCCGACGTGAAGAGTTCTTTACCTCGACTACTTGTGAAACCGACTTACCATCGGTGTTCCAAGCGAGATACAAAGAAGTCCAGTCTGCAGGGAAGAAGCGGCCACTGCTCATCTTTGATGAGGCAGTGGATCTTCTCGCACCTCTGCACAAGTTGCTTTACTCCCGCCTGCGGGGGTGCGACTGGCTTCTTTGCGGTCCTCCGACCGAAGAACGGATGGCATCTGTCTGTGTTAACGCCGTCCAGACCTCCGTAGATCTGGTCGCCGCAACCGACGGTCTCCACCACGCAGTGGCGGAGACACTCCTCGACACGTTGTTCTTCAGCTCGCTGAAGATCCCCCGAAGCATTCGTGCGTTAGCGAAAGCTTCTCTCTCCCCTCAGTTTGAGGGCCAAGACGGGGGTGTCGAGAGAGTCCGGCACGGACAGATGATGGGTGCCTACCTCTCCTTTCCTCTCCTTTGCCTTCAGTCGTACTGTGCTGCCACTTGGGCGGCACGGTTCGATGAAGGAGCCCGTTTCCTCGTGAATGGGGATGACTGTGTCATCTCTGCGGCACGAGGTGTCAGCGTGCAGGATTACCCTCCGGGGTTCCGGCTCAACGCTGATAAGACGATTCGGGCATCGAACGTGGTCGAGGTCAACTCGACTGTGTTCCTCAGGAGTGGGTGCAAGTGGCGTCTGGTGAAGCACTTGCGGAGAGGAGGCGCGTTGACCGATTTTAAGGGGATGATTCACATGGCTACTGCATGTGACATCGCACCTGCTTGGCAGGACGCCTTCTGGCGTTCTCGAATCGGTCGACGCTGGGGTTTCCTCCCTTCCCAACTAGGTCATAGGACCTATGCTGCTTGGTTGAGAGAGCAGCAACTTCTCCGTCGTAGGCACTATACCGACCTACCGGCGTGTCCTGCACACCGCGACGAAGAAGGGTTGCGTCGGATCCAGATAGGAAGGGATCCGACACCCGTTGAAGTCGAAGCTCTACGGAACTTCTTTTGGGAGAACGGGCGGAAGGGGGGTTTGAAGAGAGACGAATGGAATCCTTCCTGCGGATCCATTCGTCGGACGTACAGATACAGGGCCCAGCCCTGTAGGTACCCGTTCAGCTTCGTCGGCTGGCGGTACCGGTGTACCCGCACTGCTGTAACGGGTAGGTGGTTTCTCCTCCCAGAGGAGTCCCCCACCGAGGAGGAAGAGTGTGGTGCTCTCCTGTTGGAACTATGGCGCCAGGCCGTAGCTCCGCTGGCGGAGAGTGAGAAGAGAGTGGATGGGTGAGCCAGTCACCGTTTCGGCCAGATGTGGATGGCCAGCCGTGGGGTGGTTAACGGCGGGTCTCGGGTCAACCGAGGGACCTGGTCTCTAACAGGGTGCTAACACCTGCCTGTGGTTCGCCATAGGACGACCAGTCGGCCTGTAGGTGCTAACAACGGTTCGACCGTTGGCTATCTTACCGCCTTAAATTGCCGCACCCCCAGGACTTGGCTTCGAGCCTGCCTGAGGTTGGTCTGACGTCGCGGGGCTTCATTAGGTTGAAGCAGGACGTCTGGGGCTCG